GCACAGTGCCTTTGGCGATAGTGGCGCTTTCATACGCCTTGAACATTTCGCCAGAGAACAGTTTCAGATAAGTTGCATACTTGGTATCGTAAGCAGTACCAAGTGCAAGAGGAGTGGCCGACGTATTATTTACGCGACCTACAGGAGTAACAAGAGTGTTAGCCACAATAGTAAAGAGAGAAGTTTGTGTTCGTTCTCTCTAAGCGCTTAGAGAATCACATGAATAAACATGTGTTCATTAAAGGTTTTTGTTTTGGTGTCGTCTCTCCGACTGTCATGACTAAAGGTTGTCTCCGTAGAGGCCAATAGTCAATAAGAGCAAGGTCCGACTCTGAGGTGCCCTGCTCCAACCACAACTTTGTGGATTTCAGCCCGAGTTAGCGGGAACTATTTCTTAGCAGTCTTTGCTGCCTTCTTAAATTGTGCCGCAGTCGGCGCACCACTCGATCCAGCCTTTCTCATCTTCTCACCAGAACCATTCTTGATGCGAAGACGTTTGGCGTGGATGTTGGCGTAGAGACCGGGTTTCATCAGCAGCCTTTCTTGCCGCCGCCACCCTTACCGCCTTTACCTTTCATGATCAGGCGGGCCAGGCAGCACCACCGGCTTGAACCTTGACACCTTTCGGGCTCAGTTCAGTCAGGGTTTGGTTGGCTTCACCGTAGGCACTAATGAATGCCCGGCTATCAGCAGTAGGAGTTACATACTGCACAGTCACCGAAGAGACCTTCGGATCAAAGGGATTTGCTGTTGCCATGTCAGTTAATTCGTTGAATGGTGACTTGACCAACGCCCGCACTTCTCAAACCAATTGCCTCAGCAGCAGCACGACTCAAGTCAATATCACGACCATGAACAAAAGGTCCACGGTCATTAATACGGACATTGACGCAGCGTTTGTTTGAGGTATTGCAGACCCGCACCTTTGTTCCAAATGGAAGGGAGCGGTGTGCTGCAGTCATGGAATGCATATTGTAAATCTCACCAGAAGCGGTGCGATTCCCATGATATGGATAGCCATACCACGATGCAAGAGAAGCGAGAGTGAGTGTCAGAGTAAGCATGAGTTCATTGCAAAGGACTTTTATATTGCTTACTCTTCCAACATCATTTAGAAGTTGAGATCAGACATCTCAAGCTTCGCAGCTACATCTGCACGGTATGCAGGATCATTGTCGTAGCGAGGATCACTCATGGCACGCACGAGTTCAGCTTGACTACGGAAACCTTGGACCTGAGACGACGGAGCCTTACCGGTCAACATCTGACCGTCATAACCTTGAGCCTCTTGGAACCTAAATGCAAGAGCATTCACGGCGAAGTAACAGGCAAGAGGATCACCTTTGTCCATCACTGCGTCGTACATACTGATCTCTTGCTCAGATAATGATTCCTGAGCCCAAGCCATCATTTGGCCGTACTGCTCTTGACCACCAACAAGACCTTGGAGGTTGTTGACATCCTCAGCAGTGATGGTTTCCACAGCACCACCCTCTTCAACCTGTGAGCGATACTCCAGGTACATCTGAGCAAGGTCAGTTGGATCCATCTTCTGCAGAGCTTCGATGGTTTCCTGTGAGTACTCAGCCTGTGATTCTTGCCACAGACGATCAAGGAAGTCAACATCTACTTCCTCTTGAACTTCTTCCTCAGTGGGTTGAGGTTCTTCTTCAGTAGTGTCAGCTTCGCGGTTACCAAGTTTCCGTTGCAGCTCAATATAAGCTTGCTCTAGATCCTCAGCATCTTTGAACTTACCAGCAAGGAGTTGCTGCTGTTGTTCTTCTAGTGCTTGACCGACTTGAAGTGAATCAAGTTCTTCTGCGGAGAATTCTCCTTCTTGTGCCTCAGTCGGATCGTACGTCAGTGTAGCCATTAGTAGTGATTACTTTAAGATTGCCAAGACCGACTCGTTCAACACGATTGGGAACACCGACTGACGGTTTGCCGATCTTGGTTCGTGGTGCATATTTGTTGCCGGACTCATCAAAGAGTTCACGATCCTCAGCCGAGAGGGGCGGGGATACCGGCTTGTTCTTGGCCCGTTGCGGGCGGGACGGGACTGCCTTGTCCATTAATCATCTCCAGTGCTTGAGGGTTCTTTGTCGGATCCATTAGTGGCGTCTTAGCAAGCTGGCCAATCTGCTGTGTAAGCATCATGTCCTTCTGCATAGCCATGTTCTGTTGCATCTCGGCCTGTTGATCCCCCATACTCTTAACGAGATTCAGGACATCAATACCCTGTGCAGCAGCAAGACGTTTGATTACCTCATCGCTGTTGATGTATTTAGCAAGAGCTTCTGGTCCCATGGTCTGAGCAATAGTGGTCAGGAAAGCAGTAATACTTTCACGATCCTGCCCACGACCAAGAGCATTTACACCAGCAACAATAGTAGGCTTAACAATGTCCTTTGGAAGACGTGGAATCTGTCCAGTCTTTTGGAAGACGTTGAGCTTACGGTTTAGATACGGAACAAGGAACTCAGTTGTCAGCAGACTGAATAGTCCACCAAGCTGTTGTTCCAGTTCCATTTGAGTCATCCGTACTTCTTCAGCAGTGGTCCTTTCGGACTGCCTAACCGAGAGGATGAGGAATGCTTCAGACAACCGACGTTCCAACTGCTGCATCATTTCAAATGCAGTTCGGAAGTCAGCAGTCTTTCCAACCTGAATGACACCAATGTCATCCGGCCTTCCTTGAACGATGGCACCATTGCCTGCCTGGGCCAGCGTGGCCGGTTTAGTGGTGCTTGAGGGTGATACTACGAAGACAACCTTAGCGGCTGCTGCAGAGCCTTCTACGAGTGCCTGAGAGAGTGCTTCAAGGGAGCGTAGATCTCCGATGAATTCCTCAACACGGCCACGACCATAGACTTCGCCATCAACAGTGTTGAAACGAAGTACCAGCCAAGGGTTTGCTTCAACAGGTGCTTTACCCATTGAACCTGGAATGATCTTGTCTTCGTATTCCTGATGCCAGACAAACCTGTTGTTGTCTCGGCGGATGTGCGTGTAGATGTCTGCCTCATCATTGCGTTCTGCCTCAGTACCTGCAACCGTGTTGGGCACAGCCATGGGGAGAACCTTCATGAGAAGCTTCTTTGAGATGCGTTCTTTGGTGACTATTTCAAGCACATTACCGTTGCCATCTCTTTCTACAACATAGCGATTCAAGGGGTACAGCTTGAGCTGCTTCTCACCCATGAAGATCAACGCATTACCTGTCACCACCAGATGCTTTAGTGCTTGGTGTACAACGACACGATCACTGGAGGCTGCAATAGATTCAAGGATTGTACGTTCGATCTTTGCAAAGGAAAGGTCAAGCTCAGAACGAACCTCCGGTGGGAAGTCCGTACCCAATGCACTGTCATCTACCTGGAGCTTAAAGAAGCTGGTTTGAGGGGGCAGTAGAGCCAGCATCAATTTAGATGCCAGAGTAACTACGCCCTTTGCACCAACGCTTTGCCACGGTGTAGGTAGATGACGTGCGCCTTTGACCCACTCCTCTTCACCACGATTGAGGTAAGGAAGAGTCAGGTCAGCAGCTTGTCTTGCTACGTTTAGAAAGTTTGAACGGTCACTTGCTAAATAGTCATATCTTGTTTTTGCTGACATTGTGTTTAGCTAACGGCTAGGTTCACTCCAGAGCTACGTCCGGTTTGACCCATGATTTTTAGATTGGCTGTACCTTTAGTTGTTTGACCAGACGTACGCCAACGTGAACGACGAGGGCGGAAACCAGTTGCCCCACCATCCAATGCAGAACCAACACCACCAGGACCGAACTTCGATTCAGTAGGCGTTGCTTCAGGTGTCATCGGTGTATCAGTGGTAGTCGGGATCGGATCTCCAGTACCAGTCGTCGTGGATTCAGCAGGGGTATAGCTGTACGGATTCATCACCTGCCTTGGTGTCTGAAAAGATTGATTAGAGTTCTTCGGAGAGTAACCACCAGCAGAGTTAACCTGATATGCCCCACCACGTTGAAGTGGAATCAAACCAGCATTAGACTGTCCTATGCTACGACCGTTGTAATCCATTAGTTGGAATTGATCATCGTAAGCAGAGTTGCGGTACGCAGTAACTGCTTGACCAATACGACCACTGCCGTACTGATTAGTTATACCTAGCATGTCAAAGGCAAAGCCAGGCTGTTGATTCTTGATGATGTTATTCACAGCATTAGAACCAAGTCCAATCTTTAGCTTGCTACCACGGTCTTTCATGCCAGCGTTGAGCTGGTCTAATTGACGGATTGCTTTATCAGCACCAACATCAAACTGGTTGGTGATCTTCATCAGCTCTTTGTTGCCGATGTTTCCGTCAGATCCTGCAATACGTAGTGCTTGCTTCAGACTATCTGCATCGCTGAGTTTCTTAGGCTGCAACGAAGCATTGTATTTGTCCATCTCAGCTTGCAAGCCTTCACCAATCGTCAGACCAGATCCTTTTGCATAGTCAAAGAACTGCTGTGGTGTTTGACCAGAAGCCAATGCTCGGTTATAGGATTCAAGACCAAGACCGCCTTGACTCTGAGCTTGTGATTGGTTAAAGGTCGCCATGTTAGAGCGGACCTGATCACCAATTGTACCGTTGTACCTTGACAAGAAATTGTAGATGTCCAGGTCGCTGTAACCAGCAGCTTTAGCACGGTTGAAAGAAGCCATGCCGAAGCCGCCGTTGCTGATAAAATCAGATACTGCCATTGTTTTCTGTAAGTCGATGGTTAATCCACTCGACCACAGAACGTTGGCCAGAGCGGTACATTATGAGATTGGTTGGATCATCCGGGTGGGGATTAACTACAGGAAAGTTATCCTCTAGTTCTTGTAGTATTGATTGAAGCTGGAGACCAGAGGTCTCAAGCATACTGAGGGAGATTGGTGTTTGCATGTTCGAAGAATGCAGGCATACGAGCACGTTGTGTTTCGATCAACCCTTCTGCTTTACCTGCATACATCAAGCTGTCACTTTGATCAAGCCAGAACTGTTTGTCCAGATAC